CCGAATTCACTGCTACGGGTATTTTGTCGCCGCTCAGATAGTTACCAGGAACGACGAATCCGCCAGCTGCCTTAGCAATACCTCCATGAGCGAACGGAATCAAAGCATCTGCACCTGATATTGCCTCAATAGCCAGTACCGTTGTCGCAATACCCGTCAAAATAGAACTGATGGCTTGCATACCTCCGATGACACCTTCAATCTCGGCAGGGATGTCTATTCCGAGCTGTTCAATACCACCGACAATCTGTTGCATACCGCCCGCCATGCTGCCGAGCAGTTCGTTGGCCTTCACTTCATATTTCCCGTCTTTGTTCGCGCGTAACAACTTATTGTTGGCCCGCTTATCGTCAAAATATGGAAGTGGATTATCTTTGAAATACTTTTCAATTTGATTGCCGAAGGCTTCCATCTCTTTCTCGTCGATACCGAGTTTAACAGGCAGCGTGTAATAATAAATACCGTCAAGCGACACGTCGCTCATTCTCGGCTTGTTATTTTCCCGAATCTGCCCTGCCAGCAGTTCCATGTTCTCGGCCTCAGTACCACGACCATACTTAGCATAGATGGTGTTGTAGGCATCGTAGAGTTGCTTAAGAACATCATTGATTTTCTTCTGATATTCCTCCTCGGTAGCCATGCCGTTGGCATAGTTCTGTGTAGCCTTAACGACCTCTTGACGATACCGCTCTTTAGCCTGTTCAACCTCCTTGCTGGCCAGCTCATCAGGTGTAGGCGGCGGTGTGGTTTTGCTACCCGTGCGACCTGTGCGACGGTTGCCACCTGTCGGCTTAGACGTGAAAACACTTCCGTTGCCACTCTTCGGCGGCTTATAACCAGGCGGCGGGGTAATCGTGAATTGTTGCCTATCGGCTGCTTGCTGTTGTTGTTTCTCGTAGGCGTCGAGAGCCTTATCATAGGCACCACCAGCCGAGCCACCAATAGAACGGAGTAGATTCAACACGCTCCCCAACGGACCCAACAGCCCACTGAAAGCTACCGAGATAGCAGTGGCGGCGGAAACGCCGAAGTCGCCAAAATCAATAATCTTCTTTGTCAGCGATGTGACGGGTGATATTACAGTTTCCACATCGTTAGAGATGGCAGCAATAGCACGACCAACATCCTGTGCGCCCTTAATTGTGTCGGCCAACGCGGTCAGTAGCTCACTCTTGATGGTATTGCTCATCTCTTCCCAACCATCCATGCCGAAGGTATCACGCATAGCGTTGTTCAAGCTCTCCTGTGCCCGTTCCAGATTGGCGAGGCTCTCTCCTAACCCACCCGTCTGAGTCTTTGTCTCTTCGAGGTTGGTGTTGAGATTAGCGATGGCCTCTCCGAGCTTCGTACCAGCCATAGCACCCTGACGACCAAACACGTTCTGCATGACTTGTCCGGCAGCCTGCGATGAGCTGCCAGTGGTATCAATGGCCTGTGCCACTTGTCGCAGAGCCTGGAAGATGGTCATGCTGCCGTCGTTGAGCTTGCGCGTCATCTCATCACCGTCGATGCCTACCTGCTTCAATGACTGGCTCGTAGCATCGGTCATCAGTCGGATGTTCTTAATGCCCATGACGATGGCGTTCATGTTCTGGTCGGTAAAGATACCGCCCTCGCTGTTCTGAATGATGGCCACGAGCTGGTCGGCGGAGATACCCGCGTCGCGGAACGACGGGGCGTATTGCTGAATCATCGACAACAGCTTCGGGCCATCGCCCTGTATCATGCCCTGCATACCGTCGCGGATGAGCTGAATGGCCTGGTCGCCCGATTGCCCGAACTGAGTCATAAGCGTGTTGGCAGCATTTATGACCTCACGGAAATCGGTGCCGTATATCTTAGCGATAGAGGCCGCCGCGTCGGTCATCTTCTGAGCGTCGCCACCTTTTAGGCCAGTCGTGACAGACGTAATCTGGTCTTGTTTCGATAATTCCGAATTGTAATCGGCAAAGGCTTTCGCGGCTGCACCTGCGGCGGCTGCTGCGGCGGTGATACCGGCGGCCATAGAGAGCGAGCCGGTTGTAACCACTCCCATGAGGTCGGATGAGACACCAAACTTACTGCCGAGCTCACCGAGAATGTTGTCAAAGCCCTTCATTTCGCGCTCAACGCCTGAAAGGTCTGCCTGCGCCGACTTAATACGGGTTTTCAACTGGTCGAGCGACGCAGACAAGGCCTTGCCGTAGTCGCCTCTTTTCTCTTCGTCGGTGAGTCGCTTGTATTGCACAGATAACTCGACAAAGGCACTCTTCAACTCACCCAGCTTACCACGGGCAGTCTTGCTGACGGTCTCCATCTGACCGAGCGATTGCACATATTGCTTTTGGTCTTTCTCAAGGATGGCCAGTGTGCCGCCGACCTTGCGACATTCCTGCTCCATCTGCAACAAGCCCTGTGTCGCTCGTTTAATTTTGCTATCGTATTCGCCCGAATCGAGCTTTAGTCTGGTGATTACGTCTGCCATGTTATTTCAATTCGTTTTTTATCAATTCGTCAATCAGTTTGGTCAGTTCTTCGGCGGCCTTGTTCATGGCTGCTTGACTGCTATTTGCAAAGAAATTTCGCGGGGCTATCTGCCCGCGGTTGCCGCCGTGCGACTCACGCCCTTTGGTTCCCGCATTAAGAAAACGGAGGATAAACCCACGGTCGGCACCTGCATAGGTGAGCAGATCAACGGTACGCTGGCTGCGGGGCATACGGTTGCCGCCACGATGATTGCCCTTGCTGTTGGTGCGATGCTCCAACTGATGGACTATTGGCGGAGGGGAGAGTCTTTTACCTGCACGACGTTTGTTGAGAATACTCACAGATCCGCCGAGGATGCTGCGATACACGGCAGTTTTCACAGCTTTATAAGCCTGACGAGGGTCGGTCTTCATTACACTTGGCTGTTGTGCTGCCTGTGCAACCGTCTTTCGTGCGGCCATGAGCACCTTGCGAATCAAGCCCTGCACCTTTTTCTCCATTGCGGGGTTCGACATCAGAAGGGCATCAAGCTCTTTGCGCTGCTCTACGAAACCGTCTATTTGCATTCCTACATCCATACAATAAACCCCCGCAATCTCTGCGAGGGTTTACCACCTAAACACAAAAAACTTAACTAATTCATTTTTTAACACAAAATAAAATTTATGACACAGATTATTAGTATCACAATCAATATCTCGATGGCGCGTGCTGCCATGTCTCGAATGCTATTGCGTTGGTCGTCGTTCATCTCTTCAGCAGGCTATTGATGACTTGCTTGCGGTTTTTGCCATCGGCACGGTAGCTGACGTGTACCCAATAGGTACCCTTCGCGCTGTGCTCCCAGATGAGCTGGTCGAACTGACAGTGGGCCTTAATCCATGTGAACCACCGGCGGCCCTTGTTCATGTCGCCGTTGATAAACAGGTCGGCGGCCTCGCCCTTGAGGTGTTGCGAGTTACTCACACCACCCACGGCGGCGTTGAGCTTTGGACAACGGAAGCCGCTGCTTATCACAATAGGCTCATTCAGCCCGTCGCGCATCGGCTGCAAAACATGATGCACCAGAGCGCACAGGTTGACAATAACCTCGTGCGTGGGGATGTTGGCGATGCCCCTGCTCTTAGCTACCTCGCTGCTCAAAAGTTCTTCGAGGGTGAAGTTCTTACTGATTCTTGTCTCCATCGGTCTCGGTCTTTTTTGTTGTTTTCTTTTTTGTCTTCGCTGTCTCCGTTGGCTCAGCTACCCCGTCGACTGATACTGCTACGACAACGCGGTGCGGACACTTTTCTCGCCCGCAGAGGAAAGGGCGCATAATCTCCATCATCCGCTTGTTGTTTGCAACGTCGAACTGAAGGCCGCGCACGATTTCTTCGAGTTTGTCCTGCCGGCCTCGTAGCTCATCGCGCTCTTCACGCAGGTGTTGTCGGTCTTCTTTTAACTCATTGATGTACGCCTTCTGTTCCTCTCGGTCGGTCTTCATGTCGGCCAACAGCTGTTGATAGCTGTCCTGTATCTCCTTGGTTGCAGTAGCCGCCGATTGAATGGCCTCGAACTTAGCCTTTTCCGCCTCCGCCTCTTTTTGTTTTGCCTCGGCTTCTGCCTGTTCTGCCTCCGCCTTCGCCTTCTTACGCTGGTACCGCCACGTCAGGATGGCACCGATGCCACCGCCGCCTAATAACAGCGTGACAAAGCTGATAATTGTCTCACTTGTTAATTCCATTATTGTCGATTTTTCCACAACTCGCAATTTTTGGGAATGAGGTTTACTGAAAAAAAACGGGTGGAAAGTCACAAGACTCTTCACTCGTTCCTCGGTTGTAAACGTGCCGTTTATCACTCGTAAACGATAGGTTTACGGGTCATAAACGATATGTTTGTTTTCAACAAAATCGACTGAGCAACCGAGTGCCTCTGCGATAGCTGCCAGCACGTCGATAGTCACTCCGTAGGCTCCTTGCTCTATTCTCACGATGTGCGAACGCTGAAGGCCGGTGATGACTGCCAGCCGTGCCTGTGATATTCCTCGCGCGTTGCGGAGCTCTGCAATCCGCGCCCCAATCCGCTGCCGTTCCTGTTCGTTCCTTATCATATCAGTTACAGAAATAGGTGTTACCAATCTTCTTAACTATCTCATAGCGATAGTTGCAGCCGCGCGTAATGTTAGAACAATGACGCTTGACGACGGTCACTTTCTCTTCTTCCGTCATGCCCGAAGCGTCGAAGATAACGACGGTGGGGGTGTGGGCATTCGTGATGACTACAATCATGTCGTCGGTTACTTCCGGCATATTGAAGAAGGACTTATTATAGGCCGACGACCAAACGAATACGCTGTTCTTCTCGCCAGCGACGACACTAAACTCGCGCGGAGCTGCGTCGAATTCCGGCTCTTCTACGACCTCACCCGTCAACCATGTGCCGTTCATCAGGCGCACCTGCACCTCACCCTTACCCATGAGAGAGGTCAGAACGCGCTCGACCTCGCTAAGGTTCGTCTGCTTGTTGCCGGTCATGATGACCTCGTCGCCAGGCTGACTGTTAACACATTTCTTTGTGAAGAGAGTTCCGGCATAGGTGAGCGAACCGTTGGAGTTCTTTGCATAACGACTGGAGTCGGTGAGAACGATTGACATGATGCCCGACTCGCTGTTCTTAATTTCATTGATAACCTGCTGAATTGTGATAGTTTTCATAATATCAACGCCGCTTATAGGTTGCCGCCCTGTTCTAATTGTTTGTAATTTTGTTTTTTGTTTGATAGGGAGGGTTGCCCCTCCCCTGTGGGTTTGATTAGAGGTTGATTTCCTTTACATATACTGCCTCTTGACAGATTACTTGATAGACTGAGCAGTCTTTAGGATAACCGAAGTGCTCGTGGCGAAGTTCCAAAACGGCACCGCCGTTTTCCTCGTAGCTAAGATGATACTGAGCCATTTCTTTCCCTGTGATTTTGTCTTTGTAGGTAAATCCATCCACAGCATCCTTATCTTCATAGATGCGGAGTGTCTTCATGGCTTCGGCCAGTGATGCGTAGTTGTAAACGTGGGTGTACTGACGGTCGAAAGTGTTTTCGAACTTGTTTGTGATTAAAACTTGAAAAAACTTCATAATCGTTGTGCCGCTGTTTCCCGTTGCCGCCGGTTTCTAAATTGTTATTGTTTTTTATCTGTTGCAAAGATAAGCATTTTATTTTATTGTGCAATACTTTACACATTAAAATGTGCAATATTTAACACATTTTAAGTAAAACGGGCATAAAAAAGCCCCGAAACAGCCAAAAAGACCGAATCGGGGCACACCAAAGTATGACAGCTATAAAAATTTATTGCTTACGAGTTTGAGTGTTGCGATGACCGCCAAGCCGACGAGCACAATACCGCCTATCATCATGCGCAGCCGTTGCCACCATGTGAGCGGCTTGTCTACCTTCACAATCTTCTCGACGGGATACGGAACCGGAATACTATCGGTCTTGCTGACGTAAGTGGTGTCCAGTCTAACGCGCTCAACGTATTGCGTGTGCCAACGGTCGCGGAGCTGGTACACCGTATCGCCTGCCAGCCACTCCTTCATGTAGATGCTGTCGTGTAGCCACACCGAGTCGCGGTGATGTCGGGTTATATAGGTGGTGTCCGTGCGTACACGCTCAACGGTCACAATACGTTCCTTCGTCTTACAGCCTGCCAACAATACGATGGCAGCCATCATCATCATGTATCGTCTTCCCATTCTATAATCTTGAATCCGTCTTTAATTAGGTTTTTCTCAAACAAGGCCGAACGGCGGGTGTTGTGGTCGTAGTAGATATTATACCGTTCACCGCTCACCTCCGAACAGTCTTCCATATAGAAGTAGCCGCGCTTCATCGCGTTGTGCCGGTGTGCGGTCTGACTTCGTGTATATCGACACCCCACGACGATAGTCAGGCGTGTCTTACGTTCAAGGCCATAGGCCAGCCGCATCCGTTCCTTGCGTATAAGCTCCCGCCGCGTCGCTGCTATTCTCTTCTTTCGCTGATTATAGCGTCGTGGGTTTTCTTTCTTTAACTTCAAAATCGGGTGCTCACGCTTACCCTCGCGTATCTCCTGCCACATTCGAGCTGTTCCCGCCCGACACTCAGCCGATGGCAGATGTCCGCGCAGGCTGTCGTAGTAGCCGTTACGCTCGCACACGCGCTTGATGTGCGCCGCCTGCCGTTTCTTTATTCGTCGAATACCTCGCTCACTCTTCGTAAGACCCAGCTCACGGGCGAACCGGTGCAACGTGGCATGCGTCATGCCTGATACCTTCATCAGACTGGGGTTTTCTATATCAGGGTAGAACCTCCGCAGCCACTCGGCCTGCTCATTGGTTAATACATACCGTGTTGTCCGCATCATGCTCGTCAGTCCCGTTTTCGTGACGTAAGGCTGCTCTATCTTCTTCTTTTCGAGCCGCCCAGGGAATGGTTCAAGTTTCATGTCTCAACTCCTTAATAACAGCATCGGCGTACACGACAGCCTCGACCGCCGCCATCTCTATCGGCATCGCCTTGCCTGATAATCCAATCAGCGCGGCCTTCGCCAGCTCGTAGCGTCGGTGTTCCCATAGGTCGTTGTCAGGGGTTGCCGTTGGTTCGGGTGGGGGGGCAGGTTTGGCAAAATAAAGCGCGTTGTCTATCGTTCCCCACGACAGGCCGTGTTTTTCCAAGTAGACCTCTAATCTCGCTATTGTCGAATTGCCTATTCCGCGAAACTTGCGAAGGCCTCGTTCGCTAAGTTGTATAACATCGCGTAGTGTGTCAAAACCTTTTTCTCTCAAATTGCGCATACCTTCTGCCTTAATCGGTAGTTCCTCTACGGGCGTGTCTAAGATATTCTTTGTCATAATTCGTTTGTTATCGGGGTTACTTTTTAAGTTTCACGACTACGGGGAAGGAGTTGTCTTGTTCACGGTCATCTGCCCAATTAAAGTCGAGGACATTCATGTCGCCCTTGAATGTTTCATCATTGCTGTATAGTTCGGGCGCTATCACCTTCATAATTCCCATATAGAAACCGAGGCTGTTGTCCTCATCTTCTTCTTCATTGAAACTATCCATACAGATGGAAAACACGCTACCCCATCCTTGTGGGTCGTTAGCAACGATGGAGATGACGTTCGTTGATTCACCGATGTAAGGTGAAACGCCTGTGTATCTCCCTTTGTGGTAACTGTATCCGTAGGGAAGGAGAATGTTGATTATCTCTTGCAATCTCTCTTCGGGAATAAGGTCTATTTGTGCCTTTTCCTGTTCGTTTTCTTTTGTCTTTTTTTGGTTGTTTATAAGTTCAATCTTTTCCATACTATGTTACCTTATATTTACATAATAATGACAATTATTATCCTGACTAAGTTCAAGACTGGTCAGTTCGTCACTTATACCATTATATATCACTGGTATATCCGATGATGATATTTGCCTACCTATCATGGTAGCTTTATCAACTAACTGTTGTAAAGTCATGTTCTTAACTGGTTTGTCTTTTGTGTATTCCATCTACTTGTATTTACCTGTATTCCCTTTCCAAAATTCGTGCGGGTCATACCCCGTCATGTCAATCACGAGTTGTCGCAGCCTGTTGCCGAACTCAACGGCCTTCTGTTCGTCAATACGCCCTGCCTTAATTCCGATGTTCGATGCGACATGCTGGTATATCAGTACGGCGTTCATAAGGTCAGGCAGGTAGTAATTGAGTTTCACCGCCCAATTATCAGCGTCAGCCAACAGCATAATGTCCGACCATTGGGCGATACCATTGCGGATGTGCAGGTTAATCTCGGCAATCCGCGCCTGTTCGTTTTGTTCGTTGTTCATACCTTTTCCCTTTCTATTATTGCCAACGGCTCATCGCCAATTTGCATGGCTTCGGATGCGTCAACCGTAATATGTGACTTTTCGCTGTCTGGCCTATCAAGCCACAGTTGGTGTCTTATCACTTGATGGAGGTCGAACAGAATGTCCGCCGTATCATCGTAGTGGATTCCATACATAGTGTTGCTTTCCAACCCCCAAAAGCGTTTCTTTATGGTTTTGGAAATCTGCTCTGCTTCGGCTCTCATATTATGCCATCCGCCATCCCATTCCTTATCCATAAATTTGCCCGTCGCCTCCTTACAACGCTTCTCCCACGCCGCCTCCATGAGTTCCCGATATGACCAGTCCTGACCGCATATAAGCCGCGAGAACTGGTCGCAGGCATAGGAGAGTAGTATTGCCTGCCTTTCAGTCAGGCACAATTTGAAATACGATTTTGGATGGCTCTTTTGCAACATTCCCGTACATGCGGGCTTTATTTCTACATTCTGATTGTTTTTGTACTCGTTTAACATAGTTCCTTATTCTTTATAATTCTTGCTAATTCTTGATAAATTTGCAAATAATTCGTTTAATTCGTGGTTTCTTTTCTCCCCTCCTACTTGGGAGGGTTTGGGGTAGGCTAATGCATCGCACCCTCATACCGCTCGTACAGGTCAATCGCCATGATGATGGCTTGAACGGGGTCAACTTTACATGAATCGACTCCAGGCTGCCGCTTGACCGGTCTCTTGTTCTCGCGCCCGTCAATCTCAAGCACCGCATTGCCGAAGCACCACGGCCATAACGGATTCGCCGAGAACGTGATGAATGGCTCAGGTGCGAACATCGCCGCGTAGAGCTTGTCGGTGGGAGCGTTGAACTCGCTGTTGAGCTGGCTCACCACTTGAACATACGGCTCTGGGTTAGCAACATTCAAAACCGACTGGAAATAAGCCTTCAACGAGTTCACAGGGTCTTTGCTCTGATACTTGTCGTAGCCGAAATACATAAATTGTACGCCCTTCTTGATGAGTTCGTCAAGGCGACCAATAAACAGCGATGGCTGGAACACCTTACCTGGCGAAACATGCAACCAGCCGCGCTCAATCCATTCCTCGTAGAGCGCACGGATGGCCGAGCGTTCAAGCGTATCTTGTTTTATCCAACAGTCACAATCGGCATGGAACTGTGTGCCACGCCCCGACTGGTGCCGACGGGCAGAAAGCCATGCTACGGTGTGAAGGTCATCACCCTGCGAGAAATCACATCCCCCAAACGTCACCCAACCGCCTTGTGCCGTGCAATCGTCCACGCGGAGGTCTGTTTGCAACGGGCGCACCTCGTCGGGCTTTATCCATTCCTGTACGCGGCCAGTCTGCCAAATGTTCATGTCTTTCGTTAAGACCTCCTGTTTGGTGTCTTGCGGTCCCGTTGCCGCTTCATGCAGTCGCTCTCTATAATATGTCGGTTGCACGGTGGTGCCGATGCTGCGGTTGCATTTTTTAAAAAGTTCGGGGTCATCCAACTTTGTCAGGTCGTCGGTTATCTCCGGCTTGTCGAGTTGCAAGAGGAATGCCGTCCACACGTCTTCCTCGGTGCGGTGTGACTCTCCCAGCGGATAGTTCATTTCTTTCTCCAACGATGCTTCCACCTGTTCCAATTTCTGCTTATAGGGGCCGTTCTGAATGCGTCCGGCGGTGGTGGTGTGCAACAGCAGTTTCTCACGACGTGGACCAGTTGAACCGAAGCAGGTGTCAACTGCTGCTTGCATATCACTACGATTATTCACATATCCCGCTTGTCCGTGCTCGTCAGCGTGAACCACCGAAGCGTAGAGACCGTCTTTCGGGGTCTTACCTGCAGCCATGCACTTGATTTCACCCTTCATGCGGTTGCCTGGTTGCCAGTTCATTTCGTTGCGAGTGATACGAAAGTAACGCCCGCCCATGCGGTTCGTGCACGTCGGGTCTACTTGCATGGCAAACTCCTTGATGGCCTTGAACGCTATGCGGCTCTGCTCTGCGCTGTTCGTGCAAATCAATGCCTGGCCGTTCACATCGCCGAGAAAGCACACCTCCACGAAATCGACCGCCGCGCCCAGCTCCGTCTTTCCGCTCTTTCGCGTCAGGAACCAATGAGCCTCTTGTCGCAGTCTTCGTGTGTCCCACACCTCACCATCCTTTACCCATTCCGTAGGCAGCAGCATGTCGCCCTCGTGGTATTCGCGCTCCATACTGACATCTACCTTGTAGGCATAGATGCACCAGATGAGCCACGTCTGGAACGGCATGAGCCTGACGTGCATGGCTCCGCGAGGTGTAGAGAATTTCAGCCCGCCCTTTATGTGTCTGCCATTCTCCCATTTACCTTCGATGGCTCTGAGTGTGCGCTGCACCCTGGGAATGTCGAGAGCATAACTATCCATCAGTCTCAACTCCTTGCGGATGCCTAAAAGCTCATAGAAATTTGAGTGTGAAGCGTTGTTGCTGATAGCATCCTCGATGTATTGCATCAGTCGCTCATCGCACTCGTTCAGCCTTTCAGTATAACGAGGCAGTGCCTCCCGAATATCCGAGAGGCACTGCGCTTTATTCTTCCAATAGTCTTGTTCGTCTATCATATTTATTGTTTTTATTGTCTTCGTCTGTTCATATATTCCTTCACATGCACAACATCGTGCGCCTTGCACCACTCTATCACATCATCGCCGCCACCGTAGACAAACATATTCGGTTTATCAAGTCCGCTGATACGCTGAGCCATGCGCCAGTGTCGCTCCGTTGAGGGTAGCCAGCCGCTCACACCACGAGTACAGAAGGCATTGTAGCCCTTGCTTGAATGTTCTGGATGTACTGTGCTGCCTTCACGTCACCCTTCATGGCGAGGTTCAGGATGTTCGTGGCGATGGCCTCCTGTTTGGTCATCGGTGTGCCGTCTGGTTTCTGCATTGTCGTGCCGTCTTTCAGCACGACGGGTGTATCTAACTGCGAGAGCAGATACTCTTCCATTGTTTGTTGTTGCTTTTCCATGTCTCTATCCTCTCATTCCTTCGATGAATTCGTCAAGGCTCGATGTTGCTTTTTGCGTTCCCGCGTCTTCGGGTTTCGCTGCTGCCTTTGCCGCCGTACCTCCGAGAGCCTTTGCGTAGTTCAGACACAGCAGTTCCTGCTGGTAGAGCAGACCGCACAGGGGGTGCTGCCGTCTGACTGACTGGCCCATTGAGCCGGTCTCGATAATGCTCACCCCGTCGGCCAGTATCTCGTCGCGGTACTTATCACGAAGTTCCAGGGCCGCCGCATAGTTGCGGATGGTGAGGTTTAAGTGGTCGGGCACCTTCCCGCCGTGGTCTGCTCTCACCTGTGCCCGGATGTCCTTAATGTAGGTTTGTGCTTTTGCCATAGTTGTTTAAGTAAAAAGTGAAGGCCTACATCTTCGTAGGCTCTTCGTGGAACATAACGCTGAATTCCTTGGGTACGATGCAATCCACGTTGAAGGGAATTGCCTTGCGGATGGTTCGCGTGGTGTGTGGTTCATCCTTCACACCGTCCTTCTCTCGCTCAGCCTTCATGATGTCAAGCAGCAGGGCAATACGTTCTTTCGCCTGACCTACATCTTTGGCTGCGATAATGTAATGGCTGTCTGACTTCTTCAGTTTGTCATCTTCTAACCACTCCGTGCGCACTTGCACCTTGAAATAGTCCTTGCGCTCATCGGCTGGCTTGCGGTCGGCTTCGGGTATGCAAGCGTGGTCGTCGGGCACGATGTTCGCGTCAATCGTCACCACTCGCGTTGCACGAATGAAACCATTGAAGCCTCTGTACATCTGCCCGAACTCAGCGGCTATCTGGATAGCCTGCGGGATAGTCTGAGCTTGCACGGCGAAATGGTTTTTGGTGATAGTGCCAGCCGAAAAGATTGGTATCTCCACCATGAAGTTCGTGTGATAGGCTGGTGTGTAGAGTTGCATGTCGCGCACATCGTCCTCGCTCACTTCCACGTCGGCGATGTCGCCAGCCTGGATAGCAAACTGAATCTCTGCCAACTTCTCCTGCGAGATGTAGCCGCACTTAACCACTATCTGACTGCGCTCGATGCTTACCACGTCGCCCGTGTCTTTGTCGAGGAAGTCCTCAGTCCATGTTTTCACTGCATTCTTCGGCAAATACTTGCCGAGCATTTCCTTTGGGTTACTTGTGCGGAAGGTCACCACGTCTTGCGGTCGCTTCCATTCTTTCTTCTCTGTCATAGTTCCTATTTATGAAATTTTATTTGTAGTTGTTGTCCCTGCTCATAGGGTATTCTGCACTGGATGTACGAGATATTCGAGATTCCGAGCTTGCGACCTGGCAACTCCATCCATGCGTTCCATCGGTTGTCACATGGCCGTCGGAGGGGATGATTGCTGTCGCGCTGACTTGCTCGCACATTGATGCCGCGTGATGTGAGTGCCTCCATTGTTCCCAGGCAAACACACGTCTCTTTGCTGCGATGTTGGCGCAAGTGCTTCGGCACGAGTCCGACCAGCGGACACGTCGCACAGCAGTCAGGTTTCTCGGCTGGCAGTTGTATTTGTACGATATTTCGCTTTGGCATAATTTTATTTTTGTTTAAGTTGTAAATTCGTATAGTCGTGGCTTTCTCCCGTTCCTGCGTGGCCCTGTTCCATGATACACTATTCTAAAGTGTTGGAAAAACTACCCCCCTCGAAATGTATTGTCTCAACGTTTGATTTC